ATGCGATACTTGTAAATCCTAACGGATTACTTTTGAGTTTACAGACAACAACCTTCATGCCATCTACCATCTTCATGCTATAGTTGTCGCTGTTGACTCTACGTAGATAGTTCCAATTCAATGCTGCACGAACGTGTCCGGGCATGTTTGCTTTACCAGTCTTGCTGTTCGCTTCAAGCTCACCATACATAGTCAACTTGTTTACAGATTTAGGGCTACCCTTAGTCCAACTATCTTGATTACCAAGTTCTACCTTGAAGTCTTTGATACGTTCGATTACATCTTCGCGTGTCTTACCTTGTAGTACCATTTCAAGCACTTCAAACAAGAAATCTTGTACATATTTGGGTGTGTCAGCACGTTTCAAGTCAAGACCCATTGCTTTGATCTTGCCACTCTTGCCATTGACATCAAGACGTTTGCCTTCTTTGTCAAAGATGTTGACAGCATAACGTTTCTTTGTGATGAACAATGTACGATCACCGATCAATTCACGACCAGCCTTAATCACACACATCTTGCGTGGAACATGGAATGCACGTTCGCAGAAACTTGGGAACGTTTCGTTTGCCTGCTCTGCGATATTGTCATAGAGTTCTACGCAAAGTTCTTTACTCCATTGCATATCACCATTTTGTACTTGTGGACCAAGTATAGGCCATGCACTGAAATAACAACTGTCAGTATCGCCATATACAATCGCATCGCCATAATAGTCATACTTGCCAGTAATGATTTCATTGATCTGTGCGCTCATGTGCTTGACGATCTGACGACCACACAATGTAACACTTTGACCGATACGCTTATCATAGAATCGGCAGTGTTCGTTCAACAATGCACCATATGCCGAGTTAAGCAAAATCTTACGTACTAACTGACGCTTATCCCAATACTCAATATCTTCTTTTGTTGTAGACTCTTTGAGTTTCTTTTGCATCGATTTACGATCACTGTACCAGCGAGTCAACAAACCTGGGATGACCCCTTCTTGGTCTGATCTAAAGATCGTACCGTTCGCTGATAAGATATATGGCTTGTTACTGTCATAAATCATCTTCCATACTTCGGCAGCACTCATCTCTATGCTCTCGCCATTTTCAAAGTCAACTGTAAGCATAGTGCCACGTTCTTGATTCATCACAGCCTCATACTCAAGGCTACCGAACTGACCTTCCCAAAGTAATGAACTCATCTCAAGTTCATCATCTTCGTCATATCGTGCCTTCTCGCTAGCAAGTTTACGTGCCTTGTCAGTTAGATATTGTTCAGTCAATGTTTGACGCAATTGACCAACAATAGTTTCAGGAGCCATGTTGAGTGTACGAATAGCACTAGGATACAGACTGTTGATGTCAACTGCACCTACCCATTCGTGTATGCCCTTCTTAGGTATTGCGACATATGCGCCTGCTGCTGCCATGTCACCATCGCTGCTATTCTTTTTCTTGTCAGGCACCATGAGCCCGCGCTCATGTGCTTCGTTCATAACAGCCATTTCAATCATTGCCACCGAACCCATAACAGTTGGAAGCAACACAGTATTCTCATGCGCCAGTGCGTTAGCAAGGTCGAGGAATTTCAGTTTGTTATGAATCTTGACAAGCAACATCGTATCCTGACGATTATACTGTACGAACGTTTTGAAGTCCTTATTGTAGAGTTGATCAAGCGTACCTTCATATTGTGTCTTACGCTCACCAACTTCCATCTCGCCAATTGCATCTAGGCTATAACTATGACGCGACTCATAGTTGTACTTTTTATACAACTGTAGATAGTCCATATGTACGCGACCAACAAGGTCATATGTTGTTTCAGTCTTACCAAAACGTTCATATTCTCTTGGCTTTGGCGTCTGACCAAGCAAACAGAATTTGCGTGTATCGTCTTTGCTCATCACTCTAGTAACACGATTTACCATATAGGGAATATCGTATCCTTCTGAGTTCCAACCAGTCAACACATCGGCATCTTTGATCAACTCAAAGAATGTTTCAAACATTTCTATTTCGCTGCGAAACAGAATTGTGTTAGTAAAGTCTTTAGTAAGGTCCTGAGCAGTCTCATCGCTCATGTGCTTGGGAGGGATAGCAAGAGTAACAAGTGTATCTTGCCAGTCTAAGTACATTGAGATAGCCGTGACCGGATTGAACGGGTCGCTAGTGGGACTAAAACCCTTTTCAGGATCAAAATCTACCTCAATGTCAAAGAACACTGTATGGAGTTTTGGAGGCTCACAGCCTAAGTAGTTTTCACTTAGACAGCGGAACACCACGTTGATGTCCGATTCATACAGTTTCTTATTACTATGTATGCGTTTTTCTTTCTCAAATTCTGAGCGTTTTCTAGTGCTGAACCTAGTTACAGGCTCGCCATAGATACTACGATACTTACCTTTTGGATCAGTATAATAGAAAGTATAGTTGGCAGGAAATTCATTGTATGTTCGACGACCGTCTGGCTGTCGTTCTACAATGAAAATTCTGTCACTATCTCTATCGTGTATTGCGTCAACGTAACTCAATTTACTAATAACCTCAACAAACCTACTGTATCTATTATAGTCAATAGAATATAATTTGCAAGCATTCCAAAACTACGTCTAGTATATGCTGCCCAAGCATACATAGCACATCCTGCAATCCATAATGCATATAACATTAGCAATGGTGGATTAGGAACAGTCAAGGCCATTATTAGTGAGCAACCAATGCTAATTAGCCATGCTAATACTTCAACTAAAAACCTTACTCGGTTGGACGCATAATCTTCACGTATCCAACTGAATATACCGGCTAAGACATCATTCACAGAGTCTTGCCGACAGTCTCAAGGATGGTATTGAGTTCTTCGTTTTCTTTGTTAGTTTCGCCCAAACGTGATTTGTGTGCGACCTTGATGGCCTTCTTGAGTACGCTTGGCTTGATTTCAAGTTCTTCTGCGACAGCCTTGATAGTGTCGTTCAATCCGCCGTTGAGTGTTTCAACTTCATGTAGTACGGCTAGACCTTCGTTGATCAACTGTGTCAACTTGATTTTTGCTTCGTTATTAAAAGTTCTGCTAGACATATAATCTCCTGTGTGAATAGTTATTATAGATGGTGTTGTAAAAAAGTCAAATAGTTTGTGTCCAAACTATTCATATTTTAGTTTCAAAAAGGTATATTCTTTCTCAGACATTGAAATGATAACATCAAACTTTCTGGTTAGTTTAGTTTTATAACCATGGGCTGTAAGTATTTTGGCAATACCCTCACGCATTTTATGAGGTCTTGGTACACTATCATCAAAACCTACGATAATAGATAATAGATCCTTATAGAATCTATCTCGCATCCAATCATAGAGCCACTTATTCTTGTCCAGACTTACAAGCATCTAATACCATTTTCTTGACCACTTTATCCAGGCCTGGATTTACCTTAAAGGCGTGTGGAATAATATGTTTCCTAACATAATTACGCATGAACTTATCATCATCATTACTAGCGTCATGACAAAATGACAAATTTTTTCTCATGACCCAATTAAAAAATTCAGATTTAGGCGTAGTTAAAAAAGGTCGTATAACATTATTTCTGTGTAAAGGAATCAACTTAGGACTTCCATGCATTGCACTAAACAAATAAGTTTCAATACAATCATCTAAATGATGTGCGGTGACTACAGTATTGAAATTATCAAAAAACTTATACCTTTCATCACGCCAGTGTTCTTCTAGGCTTTTAGTTTTTGGCTTATCCTTATTCAGAATCCCGACAACTAAGGGTAAATTATGTTGCTCACAAAATTTCGTAACAAATTTATGTGCATTAGTACTGTTTTCAGTACCATGATGAAAAAAGGCACAGGTTACAACATGATTTCTACGTAAAAAATCAACAGCGGCAACGCTGTCAACGCCTCCACTAAAGGCTACAGTAATTTGTCTTGGTAATTTTGTAAGTACTTTAATCACAAATGTTTTATAATAATATCAGCCAATTCTATTTGTTGCTCGGGCAATGTATGATAACCCGGATCATTATCTATGATAGTTGTGATACTGTCGTAAATTTTTCCAAATTGGTTGCGCAAATCGTTTTTAGGATTTACCCAACTAAAGTCGTCATACTCATGACATTGTAATCTATCTAGCCCCCATATGTAATCTATTTTGGATAACTCTAACTTTTTTAATATACCCAAAATTATGTAAATGTCCGTTTGTCTTTTCCAATAGGGATTAAACATGTGATTGACGTAGGATTTAATAGCTTTTACTTTTTCATCTTTATCTACTAAGCCTTGTACCATATTATGAGTTTTCCAATCTACGTTTAATGGTAAACTAAGCAAGAAAGTGTTATCATTAGCATCATAGTGAGGATATACTGTGCTAATA